ATACCATTTTTGTGTGAATTCTGTTCTGGGTTTAAAAATATACATATCATTTGTCATAAGCTTGTCCCAGTGCTGACCAAGCCAAGGTCTTTGATTTGGGGTTACGCTTAGTTCGCCTTCGTCTTCTGGAGCACCTATTCCAAAAGCGTTTGTATTATTATTTAGTTGATCAAAGTATGGATTCCAGTCCCATGAACATGGCTTAATATCTGTGTATCCACCGCCATAGTGGTGCATAAAGTATGTTCTTAAATAGTCAGCTTTATGGACATCAGATAAGTAATTAAATCCCTCATGTAGTGGGTGATCTTCTAATATAAAAGTATGCAGATTGTCATTATCTACTAATATAACATCACATTTTGAATTTACATACAAAGAAGCCAAACCGTTTTTACGATTATCATTCATTTCAGTGTTGTTATTTCCAACCCAAAAACAATATATATTTTTATCGACCATTATCCTTGCGCCACTTCCACATGTTTCTCCAGTGAACCCACTGCCACAAAACCCACATAGCCATAAATCCTGGCTTATCAAATACTATTGAATAAAAAGCCCATGGAATAGAATGTAAAGCCACAATCATATGGCCATACCATCTTTTGTTTCCTACTTGATAACTTCCATAAACGCCAATAAGTTCCATGGCAAATAATAGCCATGTCCACATTTGTTCGCTCATTATAAACTCCGTCTTTAATTATTTATTACTTTTGTAATAAGAAAACAAAGTTTCATAAGATCATTGTTACTGATACTAAAAACATACTCTGTTCCATCACGAACAATTATACTAAAAGTGTGAGCAGTTAACAACTCCCCTTCAGTATTAATCATGGAAACTTCTGGAGTAATATTTATATTGTCTATCATTGGCATAAAGCCACTAAAGACATCGCTTAATTCTTCTGACATTAAAACTATTTTTTCTTTTTTCTCTTGGCAAAAGTTGCCACATTCTTAGGTGCCTGACCTTTAACGCCTTTTTGTGGAGTGCCAGAAGCCCTTTTCCTTTGTACTGCACTCTTTCTCTGAGAAGCAGACATTGCCCTAGCTTTAGCTACAGGGACACACTTAGCATACCCTGAACCTCCAGCACCAGAAGTTCCGCAGGGTTGAAATTTGCCCTTCTTTTTTGGAGCACCGATATTGACCCATTTCTGATCAAACCATTTAGTTAATCCAACACCTTTGGGGCCAGCCATATTATTTCTTCTTCTTTAAATTTTTTTTATATTCGTCTTTATAAAATGAACCTTTATTTTTTAATTCATTTTCGATTTCTTTTTTTCTTTTAGAAGCTTTTTTCTCAGCAGACATAGTTACTTCTTCTTTGCCTTTTTGGTGGAAACAGTCTTCCATGTTCCACCCATTGACTTATACTTTTTAGCAGCCCATGCATTGGCATATGCGCTGGGATAGACATCAAACTTTGCCTTAGCCTGTGATTTTGCTGCGGACCAAAGTGATGGTTTAGTTGGTTTGTTTACTTTTGCCATTTGCGACTATTCATCTTCCTTTTTTTGATTGTCTCGACCTGCTAGGTAGCCACCAATAATTCCAATAAGCCCTACCAGCGCATTTTGCACTAAGGCAATTGCTTCAGGGTTTGTTGCTACCGCTTCGCCAGTTTGGTTTTGTGTATAAAGCATGGATGAATATTCACCTAGAACAACAAGGCCAATAAAAGCTAGTATTCCAATAGTTATATAAATCATTAACTTATCTTTAATGTTCATAATATATTTACTTCTTTTTTCTATTAGCAGAAATCTTTCTAAGTGTTTTAGCTAAATTAGCCTGACGTACAGTAGTTTTGCTATACTTATCTGGATTTTTTGTAACGGCAGCTGCCATACCCGCTACTGATTTGCCAGCTTTCTTTGCCTTAGCAGTAAATGCTCCAGGTCTTTTAATCGCTCCCTGAATCCATTTTTTATCTGACTTTTTTTTAGAAGGCATCACTTGCCTTTTTTCTTCATTATTGCCTTTTGAATAAATGGGGGAAGCTTTTTTTGTGCTGCAGTCATTTTCGTTGCACCTTTTTTAGCTGCACCTTTTTTCATTGCGCCCTTTTTGGCTGCACCTTTTTTAGCACTCATTCCCATGCCTTTTTCTTTTTTCATTCCGTAAGCCATTTTATGCTCCTTTAGTCTTTCTTTGTTTTTCTTTTTCGATTTTCTTCATATGCCAATCAATGTGGCCATCTAATTTATCATCGACTTTATCTACTTGTTCATCAACGTGATCTATCTTGTGATGCAGATTAATTATATCATCTTTAACCGTCACCAGCATACTGGCAACAACGTTGTGATCAGCTTTATTCTCTGCTCTACCCTTTTGTATAAGGGCTGCTATAACGCCACCAACGGCAGCAATAATGGCAACGGTTATAGCTTCCATACTACCACTTCACTCTATCTGCCCAGTAGGCTGCCGACATTTTGCCTTTAGAAATATTCTTAGCGTGACGGGCCTTAAAAGATTTTCTTCTAGCAGCATAGGACTTTGATTCACCTTGCTTTTTAGGGGAGCCAGAAACACCCTGTTGTCCAAATCTAATTGTTTTAACTTGATCGCCAGACTTGGCAACTACTATATGAGATTTTTTAGGATGACTTGGAGTTCTTTTGGGCTTATTAAAACCAGATACTCCGAGCTCTTTTTAATCTAGGATCTTTTTTTGCTGCCACTTTTATTTCCTTTAGATTTTGATTTTTTGCTTTTATTAGAAGATTTATTCATTATGTCTTTTATTTCAATTCCAAACATAGAATTGTTTTGACCCATTCTTGGGCCACTAACATAAATCTTTTTTTTAATAGCCATTATTTCTTCCTTCTTTTAGAAGCTACAGAAATGGCTATTGCGATAGCCTGCTTGCGAGACTTAACAACAGGCCCACCCTTACCAGAGTGAAGCGCACCTCTGCCAAACTCATCCATTACCTTGGTTATTTTCTTTTGGCGGATTGTCTTTTTCTTTGCCATCAGGTTTCCTTTTTGGTTTAACATTACCCTTGGTAATTTTTCTGAATTTTGCGTAAGCCATAAGTATTATAGTAATAAAAAAAGTCCCCTCAACTAATGCTGAAGGGACTTTTTATTTATATGAAAACTACAATTATGAGGTTTTCTTTGGTCTGCCTTTTGGCTTGCCTGTGCCAGCTGGCTTCTTTGCAGCTGGCTTCTTTGCTGCAGGTGTTCTCTTTGGAACCTTTTGCTCTACAACAGAAGATACCTCTTTAACTTCTTTTTTGACAGTCTCTGTGACTTCATTTACAGAAGCCTCAACTACTTTAGCTACTTCCTCAACGTCAGCTACCACACTATCAATTAGTGCATTTAGTGCAGCTGATGTTGGATCTGTTGCATTTTTCTTTTTAAAAGAAAATAGTACTTTTTTAATTTTTAGGGCTACTTTTTTAAACATTTTAACTTCCTTTTTAACTTTCCTAAAATATAGTAAATATAAAAACTCATTATTTACCTTGCTGAGAATCTTTGATTATCGAATAACGCTCCCCTGTTTCTCTGGAAACCATAGAAAATCCATCCATAGCAGCCTGTCTAACGGCTTCTGCTAAGGCTTCTCTATCTGCCGGATCTACATCTACCAAAGGTATTGTAACCCCAGCATAGACATCTATGTTTTCAAAGTTGCCAATGTTTATTTTTCTATTTACCCCACAAATAAAAACTGGATTTGTGGAGATAGATATTTCCTGTGCCATTAAATTTACTACCTGTTCTATTGGTGAATCTGTTGATTGCTCTTGTGCTGTTTTTGATATCTTAGGCATTTGTTAAATTTCCTAAACCTAGTACTGATATTGTAGCAGATGTCTGATCTTCAATCGACATGTTGTCTGTATTAATTACGAAAGAACTAATACCCTTAATGATATCAATCTGCTTTTCTGATCTATGGGCTGCTAAAGCTGGGTCCATTAGTTGGCCATCTCTTTTAAGTATTCTATTTTGAAGAGTCTCATCTGAGGCTTCGAAGCATATTACAACGCCATTTTTTTGCTTCAGTATGTTCTCTGCTTCGTTAACAAAACGAACATCAGATATTATAACTGCGTAAGGCAGTCTTTCTTCTTCGTCAGTTACTTTTATATAGTCCCTATAAAGAGACATAGACTTTGATATGCCCCACTTTGCAAAACAATCTTCAAAATCTTTTCTACATATATCTCCAGCTTTTTGTAAGAAAGATCTTGGTTTTATTCCTTCTGGTTCTATAAATAAATTTTTTAAATCAAAAACTCTTGAAACAAAGTCCTCATACGAGGGTATGCTTCCTAAGGGATTACTACCATAAACTTCGTACAGCACCTCATGAAGCGCATACAGTTGCCTATTAGTTTCGTTCATTCCCTTTATGTGTCTTCTTATTGAAGACATCTCATACAACGGAAGTGCATAAAAGATATGGTCCCATTTCATTCCATATCTTGTTGTTTCTATAGATCCTTTAGGAACTATATTTTCTGCTACTGAAGTTTTTCCACTTCCAGCTCTACCAGCCAGTCCAATGATAATTGGCTCATTATGATCAAATTCTTGAATATTCATAAACATATTATATCACTTTGTCTTTTTCATTGCGTTCTTTTTTTCTTCTAATTGATCTAAAAATTGATTAGCTAACATATCTGGCTCCCAAACAAAAGCTCTTTTAACTTGAACAACTCTAAAAGAATACTCTTCCCTTATATCTTGAACTGTCATCAAAAGAGGGACTAAAGCTTCATTCTTGCACTGCCAGTTTCCATTTATCTGATTAGCAACAACTGCAGAGTCAGTGTAAATAATTGGATCAACAAAATCAGATAAAGAACATATTAAAAGACCAGCTATAACAGCTTCATACTCCGCTTCATTGTTAGTTCTAGCACCTAATCCTCTAGCAAACTGTGCTACTTTTTTTCTGTTTTTATACACAACAGTGGCGCACGATGCTTCTCCAAATTTTTTTTGCCCCTGCCCTCTTGATGCTCCGTCGCAGAAAACTTCTATATTCATATTTATTTAATTTCTACATTAAAAGGAATGCCAAGCTCTTTTGCCCTAGATTCAATTCTCTCTTGCATGGTTTTTGCAGCTGCTATATATGTAGAGTGTAGCATGTATCTTTCATTATTCATTTGAACTTGAGTAGGAAAGTCGAGCTTTTCTCTCTTTTGTGCATAAAATTCTTTTGATGAATTTACAGATTTGTAATGTGCTATATACATAATTAATACGTCCTAAAATCTACTTCAGAGAAGTAACCCTTTTCTTGTCTTACTGATGCGACCTGCATTGACTGCACTTTGTCCATCAGCTTTCTTGATGATTCAGAAGATATGCGAGCTGAAGATTCCATAGACTCCGCTAACTCGACAACCGCTTCCATGGCAACCAGTGCCATATGTTCTGCGTCAGCAGCAGCTATGGCGTTAGCTTCTCTTTCTGATTCGTTTTTGCCAACCCTATTTGCTTTATACACTCTCTTATATTGACCTTCAAGGAGCTTATATTGCGCTCTTGCAATTCCTGCAAATCTAGCAGCTCTTCCATAAACATTAGAAGATCTTGCTACGAGTGAGGCAAGGTCCTCCACAGTGAGGTCAACAACGTTGGCATCGGGTATATCTATATAGTATTTTTTGATAGACTCACCATCTGCTATCGATGCTATTACTTCTTTTAGTTGAGGTTCTAAAAATCCAGACATAACAGAAAGTATTTCGTTTATAGATTCTTTGTTCAAATCAATCTCCAAGATCAATCGGTATTACTAGATCGTACATGTTGTTCTTTTCTATTATCTCTTTTAATTTTTGTTTGATCTTTGTCATATGTTCTCTAACGGTATTGGGGTGCTCCGTTATCTTCAATGCTATCTCAGATGACCTATGCTTGTCAATATACTTCCATTTTAATAATTGTCTTTCTTGAACCGTAAGTTCATCAAATGGAGTCATAGCGGTTTGCCCCAAAACCCAGAACTCATCTATTGGTTCTGCAAACATAAGATCAGTGATGGCATGCTCCATTGTGTCAATATTAATCCCTGGACCCTCACTTTCTTGTTCTCCATTTTCTGATGAAGAATTATCAAGAATGGCAAAAGATTTTCTACCTAACTGGTCAATTAAAAATGTATCTACATTCTTTTTTAAAAGATAAAAGAAATAACTATATAAAAATGCGCTAAATGGTATCGGGCCTTTTTCAGAATCTTTTCTTTCATACCTTTGAATACATTGAAAAAATGTCATGTTTACAGTCTGCCTGACATCTTCTTCTGTGCAGTATCTTTTCGTCATATAGTTTATTCCGATTCATCGCTTCAAAAACAACTTTAGAATGTTGAGAATTCATTTTGTTTTTCATTAATGCAAAGCGTGTAAAATTGTCTTTAATAAACAAAGAAACAAATCTTCTAATGTCATAGTCGCCTATGTTATATTTTCCAACATAGAGCATTGTTACATACTTTGTGAGAAAATTATTAAAAACTTTTAATAGTTCTTCTGCGTCTTTTTTGTTTCCGTTTTTTTGCAGAAGCAATTAGTGCCTGCATCTCCTCTTCTTCTAAGGAGTAATATTGTTCTTTATAACTAGCCATTTTAACTTCCTTCCCAATTGGGAATTTGATTCATATAAATATTTTTTATGTCTTCATAAAATATAACATTTTTAATTTCAAGTAGCTTTGCAAAGTTTTTTGCGTCAGTCGAGTACTTGCTTATAATAAAAGTTAGTTTATCAAACTCTAAAGGATAATACCTTTTGAATCTTTTCAATTTAATCTTACTTTTATCGTCGAGATAACCTTTTATTTCAATCCACTCATCGTGTTTTGGTAAATAGAAATCTGGAACATAACCTTTTGTTCCTCTTTTTACTGGAAAGGTAAAAACTTTTGGTTCAAACTCAAAGATTATTTCATACGCGTTAAGTATTCTAGAAAAATTTGCTTCCCAGTTGGACCTGAAATTCATTCCAAGATCTTTTCTGTAGCCAGTTTTTGTGTGCCTATACGCGTTGCCCTTGACATTCTTAGTTTCTTGCTCTAATATGTCATTGTCAATTGCTTTTGACTTGAGGGACTTAAAGTTTGGATGTTTCTTTTTTCTGGATCTAGAAAAAAAATACTCCTCAGGACTTGCGCCATCTATATTCATACTGGTATCCTTTACAGGTCAATAACAACAATTATATTATAGTTTATATTTCAACAAAAAACAAATTAAACCAGCCATAAGGCGGAAAGGCAACAATGAACACCATTACTACCATCATCAACAGCATGCACCAGCAGATCAACGAGGATGCAATCGACACCCTCGTTAGTCTTGGAATTAACCACAGCGATGCGGTTAAGACTGTAATCGAGAGCGACTTCGATCTCATCCAGTCAGTCGAAGAGAATCCTGTTGAGCTGTTAGAGCTAGAGTTCTAATCCATTCAATAAAAAACCCCCCTTTCCTTTTTAGGAGAGGGGGGTTTTTTTATATATCTTTATTGAATTTCTTTAATCTTACTGCCCCTATTCCGGCAGGCCCCGCTTTTTGCGTGATCACAGAATGAACAAAACCTTTCATTCTTTGTTGGCAGAAAGTTCTGATCATTCATAATATGATTAATTCTCTTAATTAAGTTACTTTTAATTAAATCTAAATCTTCATTTGAATAGGTATGAGACTTTAATCTATTAGTTCTAAGGTAATGTAATGAGGCCGTAATCTCTTTACCTGGAAAAAAATGAGATGCAGCTAACGCATATATGCCAAGCTGAAGATTACTGTGCACGTCTTTTGCAGCGACTTCTCTTTTGCCAGTCTTATAGTCTACGATATGTACAGAGTCCCCAATTACGTCTACTCTGTCTATAAAGCCAATAATTAAATAGTTTCCTATAATAAACTTAAAGCCCATTTCTTTTTCAAATACATCAAATAACTTTCCTTCATTTGTGTCATAAAATTCTTCTATAATTTCATGCCCGACAGAAATCAGTGTTTTTGATATTTGTGAATTAGGGTCTAAAGATAGTGTATGTTCTTGATATTTATTTTTCATATCATCAAAAGACAAGGTGTCAGTACTTGACACAACGTCCTCTAAAACCGCATGAACAATATTTCCAAGAACAGCAGCCTCGCCAAATTGCCTTGGCTCTCTCTTTATATAAGAAAAAAAATATTTAGAAGGACACATTTCATAAGTGTCTATCCTTGAATAACTAAACTCTGTTAGGGATAATTTTTCAAAATCAGATAAATCATCTATACTTTTTATATCTAAAGAACTCATTTATCATCTTCTTCAAAAGAAGAAACTATGTTTCCATTACTGTCATATTCATTTCCAGAATCATCTAAGATATGACCAGTATATTTATTTCTATAGATACCTTCTCCTATAGAAACCCATCCACTTTGGCCTATTTCCATATGATCATCTTCAACGTATGGCCACATTTTCATCTCCTATTTTAATATTGCATTTGGCAAAATCTTCTATATTTGAATAGTAATTAAGAACCGTATATAAGTCCTTTAATTCATCTTCTGTACAATATAAGCCAACTACTCCTACTTGAATAAAGTATTTAGACTGAAATCCCTGCTCTTGGTCATATTCGATTAGAGTAACGTTACTTAAAGTTACGCGTCCTGATTCGTGCTTTATCATATTAATCCTCATCTACAATCGTTATAGGGTTCCAGTTAGGGTCGTTTAGCTTTTCTCTCATATCCTTAACGTATGAGTCCCAGTCTCTCTCGTCTTCAGACTTCTTTTCATATTTGACTGTACCCTTAAAAGGATTAGATTTAAATCTAGTCATTACAAGTCGACCTTCTTGTGTTCTCCATCTTAAAACGCCATTTTTACAATCGCAGAAGTCATCCGGATGTGGTTCTATTTTACCTTCTGGATCGTATCTACCAGAACACGATTTGCACTTACTGTACCTACCCTTATCCTGGCATCTGTTGCATGAACTACAAAAAATCCAACATGGGTTTTCTGTAGGGTTTTTATAAGATCCTTTTGCACTCATTGTGATTCCTTTAATATTTGTTCTAGTTGATCTTTAACTGATAAAGATGTTGATTTATTAAATCTAACATTTATTTTTTGTGGGCCCTCTTGTATTTCTATAAATACATATGATCCACCATTATTTGCATTAATTATATCATTAATCTTTGTCATATTTTCTTTAGATACATTTGAATTTGTTTTTAAATATATTGGTTTACCACCTGCAAATTTGCTTAAATCAAATTTCTCACAAGAATTTAAAACAAGTTTTGTTGTATAGTTTTCATCGTCTCCATCTCTTGATATTGACCCATTGAGTAGAACAACTTCTCCGTCAACAAAGAAGTCTTCTGAATAGTTTTTTGATTCTCTTGGAAAAACTATAACTTCAATATCAGATGATATATCTTCAATATTAAACTTATACATCCTCATGCCTTTTTTTGTTAAAATCTTTTTTGTTGATGATAATATTCCAGCAACAGTTACTCTATTGCCGACCTCTTTATCTTTAATGTCTACGATTTCATCAGATACTGAAGTGGATATAATATCCCATATTCCATCTACTGGATTTTTAGATATGTAAACACCAAGTTCTTCTTTCTCTTTTTCCAAAAGACTAAGCTCAGTTCTTCTTCCAAAAGAATCGTCTATATCATCTGTGATAAGTTCATCAAAAGCGCCAGAGGCTGCCAAATGTTCCATGGTACTCTTCTTTAGTACCGCCACGTTAGTTCTTCTCAAGAAGTCATGCATTGAAGTGTAGGGCTTAGATTCATTTCTGTTACTTAATATAGCTTCAGAAACTGCATAACCTATTCCATTAATTGCTGACAGCCCAAAAACAATCTGGGAATCATTTAAAACAGTAAAGTCTTCTTGAGAACTATTTATAGAAGGAGGCAGTACCTCTATTCCAACTTTTCTGCAGTCAGAAAGATATAGAGAAAGTTTATCTTTATTACCAGCTACTGATGTTAGTAGCGCTGCCATATACTCTGACCTATAATTCGTTTTAAGATAAGCAGTTATATAAGATATCATGGCATAGCTAGCAGCATGAGCTCTGTTAAATCCATATCCACCAAAATACTCAATGTCAGAATATATTTTATTGGCTTTATCTTTAGATAAACCAGAAGTAGCTACGCATCCGTCTACAAACTTCTGTCTAAAAAGAGCTATCTTATCCATTAACTTTTTGCCTATGACTTTTCTTAAGTCATCAGCTTCTGCTGAGCTAAACCCAGCTAACTCTCTAGAAACCCCTAGTACATCTTCCTGATATAACATGATGCCTAGAGATGGTCCAAGCACTTTTTCTAAATTTGGATGGTCGTATTCAATTTTTGATCGACCATGTTTTCTGTCAATGTATAATTTATCCATTCCTGAACCCATTGGCCCAGGTCTATAAAGAGAAATTAAAGCCATTATGTCTTCAATGTTTTGTGGTTGAAGCTGAACCATTAGCTCTCTCATGCCAGAAGACTCGAGCTGAAATACTCCTATTGCATTTCCCTTACAAAGTTCTGCATACGTAGATTTATCGTCTAGTGGTATTTTATCAATATCTAAATCTATGCCACGATGTTTCTTAACTAACTTTACACATTTGTCAATTACACCAAGATTTCTTAATCCCAAAAAGTCAATCTTTAATAGTCCACACTGTTCAACTCTTCCCATATCCCACTGGGTAATTACAGGATTATCTTCGCCTTTTCTCATGATTGGAAGATAGTCAACTAAAGGCCCTTTTGATATAACTATTCCAGCTGCATGCATGCCAGTTTGTCTAACCAAACCCTCGAGACCAAAAGCTGTGTCAATAATTGTTTTGCTGTCCGAATCTGTTTGATACAGCTTTGCGAAGTCTGTAACCTCCATGCACTCTGAGAGCGTCTTAGATACGCCCAGAACAGGTGGAGGAACTAGTTTTGCTACCTTATCTCCAGAAATAAAATCGTAACCAAGAGCTCTAGCCGCATCTCTAATTGATTGTCTAGCTCCAGTTCTGTTAAATGTGCATATATGCGCAACTCTGTCACTTCCATATTTTTGTCTAGCATACTCAATAACCTTATCTCTATGTCGGTCATCAAAGTCTAAATCAATATCTGGCATAGACTTTCTGCCTTCAACTAAAAATCTTTCAAACATTAGACCAAATCTAATTGGATCAAGATTTGTAATATCAAAAGCGTAGGACAGAACGCTTCCTGCAGCTGAGCCTCTACCCCACCCAACTCTAATATCATTAGATTTTGCCCACTTAACTAAATCAGATACGACCAAAAAGTACTCTGGGAAGCCCATGTCTTTGACTACTTTTAATTCATGATTAGCTCTCTCAAGTATATGCTGAGGCAGTGGGTCTCCGTACCTCTTCTTCAAACCTTCCCATGCAAGGCGCTCGAAATAGTCAATTGAGTCTTCCTGTGTTGGAATTGGAAAGTTTGGAAAGTGTATTTCACCAAACGACAAATCAATATCAACCATATCGTTGACTATCATTGTGTTTGATAACCACTCTTCTGGAAATGTCTTGTTCATATCTTCATATGATTGAAGATAAAACTCATCACCAGAAAAAGAAAATCTATCTGGGGTATTTATATTTGAGTTTGTTGCTACGCAAAGCATTATATCATGTGCTTTAGAGTCTGATCTCTCTACGTAGTGACAGTCTCCTGTTGGAACTATCTTTGCTCCAATTTTTTTAGCTATCTCAATTAGCTGGTCAGATATTTTTCTTTGTTCTGTTAGTCCATGATCTTGAATTTCTATGAAATAGTTTTCTTTTCCGAACTATGTCTTGCATTTTTTTTGCAGACATCAATGCAAATTCGTAATCGTTTCGCAGAAGTGCTTGAGCTACCTCACCGTTTAAGCACCCTGATAGAACAATGATTCCTTCAGAGTGCTCCTCAATTAGCGAGTGATCTATTCTCGGCTTGCCATAGTATCCTTGTAAGAAAGACTTAGAAGACATCTTAATTATATTATGATATCCCACATTATTTTTTGCAAGGATTGTTATATGGTATGGGCCTCTCTGCTCCCACTCGTTTTTTGCTGGACCAGATCTTTCTTCTTCATCTCTATCAAATCTTGTTTTTCTTGCCTGATAAAACTCAGATCCTAATATTGGCTTAACTCCTGCAGCCTTACCAGCATCATAGAAATCAAGCCATGAGTGAATGTTCCCGTGATCTGTTGTTGCCAGGCCGGACATTCCAAGCCTTTTTGCTCTGTCTAAGTATTTATACACATCACCATGACCATCTAGCATTGAGTAGACGGTATGGTTATGAAGATTGGTCCAGTTTTTCAACTAATTCCTCTGTCTCTGTCTGACTGTCTTAAGGATCTATCTCTTGTTTCTCTGTAAGTAATTATAACGACCCCTCCACAGTACTTACATACTGGAGGCGTTCCATTTTGTGCAAACTTACTATCATACATGTACTGCATTGGTTGGTCTGATTTACACTCAGAACAAACACCAATTACATCATCTTCACTTTCCATTTTTTTGCTCCTTTTCATTTATTGTATCATAGGCAAATCTGATAGGCGATGGAGATATTTTTTCTTGAGTCTCAACATATCTTTCGCCAACTTTTACCCATTTATTCTTCTTGTCTAACTGACACTCCCCACAACCTACACCAACAGAGTTTGCTCTCTCACATGTGTAGGGCCTACCGCCAATCCCCATTTGTCTTCTTTTGATCCAGTCATTGATATGGGCTGATGACTTTTGAAAGTTGTAATCATTACATTTACTAAGTATTTCATGCAGGTAAATAATAGACTCTTCTGTATATGTGAGAACAGAACACAAAAAAAGTCTGGCTTCATGCTCTAGAAAACCAGTTGATTCTGCTTGTTGTTCAAGTCTTTTTATAGCAGAACAATTGTTAAGAAGTTTTTGCTTGTTGAAGTTCTTATGACTATTAGATACTTCTTTAAAAGCTTTTGATCCATACTTATTAAAGTATTCAAGTGGATTGTCTTTTTTCTTAAAAGACTCTTCCATATCATAGGTATATTGTCTATACCATTCATTTGATTTATAACTAAATTCTTGATCTGCTACTAATAATGACTGAGGGTTTTTTGCATATTCACATATCTCAGCAATGTCGGCATGAATCAAGTTGTGTCCATCTTTTGGATTTAACAATACTTTATGAAGACCAGTTGATTGATGCTTTGAGTTTGGATATCTCCACATTCTTCTTTGATCATAAACAGAAAAATCAAGCGTTGAGAGATCTAGCTTTGTTTTTATGTCATTTGCTATATATCTATATACTTTTGACAATTCGTTTGACGGACTAATGCCAAGAGCTACTGGTTCGCATTCTATGTGAAAACCTTTTTTACCAGTAAAGTAGACTAGAACTGATGCTTCTGGAACAAACTGCAACAAATGGTTGTATAGAGCTTTACATTCAACGAATGCAATTTCTATATCTTCACTGTCCATATCAAAATAAAGCGGACCCAATCTAGTTGCTTTGTGTATATCTTTACTATTATACGCAAATACAGAAGTATATATACCAGTATTATTGTTCTTAGTACTATATTCATTGATGTTAGAGCATGAGAGCATCATTGGCTCTCCACCTTCTTTGTCTCTAATAACTCTAGACAGAGAGGGAACGTATCTAGCTACCTCATAATACTTCCACTGAGATAGATAATTATTGTCTTCAGATATTTTCATGGATATCTATCATACCACTTTCGTCATCATAGGTCCACAAGTGAATCGGAGTTGATAGATCTACATCTTCTTTATGGGTTCTATAATAAACAGATTCATTAATATAATAATCTAAATTTTGAAGTATAATAAATCTTTTCTCTAACCTGTTTTCTGTTTCCAAGTTAAAACATCCATCTCTCTTTTATAACCTGATCGCCATCTACTACATAGTGAACTTTAGAAGCTATATTGTCTGCTAAATGAACTATCATGTCAAGATATGTTATTGGATTTGTTTCTGGCACTGGAGACCATGGCCCAAGGTGACATCTTACTAATCTTAGAATTGATTGAACAATTTCTTCTGAAAGATATATTGTTGATGATTGGTTTTCTGAAGCGTAGTTTCTGTCATAGTCTTGACACTTTTTAACAAATGGCCCAACAGTATAAGGATGCATTGGATCATACTGAAACATTTCTTTATCGACACTCATGCCTTTCGTCAAGTCGTGCAATAGGCATGCTGCTAAGACTATGTCTCTATCTTCATCTGGAAGAGTGTGAGAATCACACATTACATTAGCTGCCCTAACAACTCTCTTTGTGTGTATGACATTGCCACCCTCATTGTGTTCATCTATAGGATGATATTTTCTAGAAAAACTTGATGGTATTTTCCAAAAAGAATCAGCTCTTAATAAAATTGATCTCACAAAAGACTTTATAGATTCATCTTTAATAAGGTTAATCTCATTCAAAAGTGGTTCAAGTATTTTGTCTTCTTCTTTTAAGAAGGAAATTTCTTTCTTTGCAGAAAGTATCTCGTCTAATATATCATCTTT